AAATATAGACCTTTTCTTGTCAAAGAAGAAAAAATACTATTAATGGCCTTAGAATCAGGTGATGAAAAAGATATTTTAAGAGCTATCAGACAGATATTATCAAATTGTTTACTTACGGATTTAAATGTAGAACATCTACCTTTATTTGATTTGCAGTATATCTTTTTACAAATAAGATCCAGATCTATCGGAGAAACAATTGAAGTAAATTTAAAGCATAAAAACAACTTAAACAAAAATGGTGAATCTTGTGACGGCACACAAAAAGTAAAAATTAATATAGATGAAATAAAACCTGTAAAAAATAAAGAAAATGAACCTAACATTAAATTATCAAAAGAAATGGGAATTATGATGAAATATCCAACAGTTGAATTGTTGGGACAAGTGACAAATTCTACTGAAATGAATGGTATGATTGATGATTTATTTGAAGTTGTCGTTGGATCAATAGATTACATATATCATAATGATGAAATGTATCATGCCAATGAATACAAAAAAGAAGAAATTACTGAATTTTTAAATAATTTAAATTCTCAGCAATTTGATCAAATAAGATCATTCTTTTCTACTATGCCAACTATTTTTGTGTCTAAAAAATATAGATGTAAAAAATGCGGTGTAGAAGAAGAGGTTGTATTGAGTACTCTTGAAGATTTTTTTTCGTGAGCCTGTGTCATAACTCACTTGAAAATTATTATGTAACAAATTTCAATTTAATGCAGCATCACAAATATAATTTAAATGATTTGGATAATATGATTCCTTTTGAAAGAGATATATATGTCACATTATTGGTAAATTACATCAAAGAAGAAAACGAAAGATTAAAACAACAAGCAGCAGCGAGAAGGAAATGAGAAAATCCAAAAAATCAAAAAATTTAAAATTCAGTGAATTAATTGATTATACTAAAAAGAAATTTAATCCTTCAAATAAAAATAATTTTTCGAAAGAATCTGCCGAAGAGCCTTCCGGTAAAGAACAAATTAATTTACTAAAATCTATATTAAAACCAATAACTCAAATGTCATATTGGACAAAAGAAATATTGGATTTACAAAAAAGTAATAGCATTCTTTTTAAAGATATAAATGATTCTTTAATAACATTAAGACAAACTAATGGTCAAGAACTATCAAATTCAGAATCATTTACTCCTATGGTTAGAGAATTAAGTGATATAAATCAATCTATTGAACAATTAAAATTATCAAATAAAAAAGAAGAGGATCAAAATCAAGCATTTCAAAAACAAAATAATAGTTACCTATCCAACTTATTATCAATTTTTGAAAAAAGAAGATTTAGAGAAGAGGAAGAAGATTTAGAGAAAGAAAGAGAAAGACAGAGACAAAAAACATCTTCACCTGGAATGTCAATTCCGAGTGGGCCAAGTTCTGGTTTAGGATCGGTTTTAGCAAAATTATTATCCAGTATTTTTCTAGGTCCAAAAGGTATGAGTTTATTAACAAGTTTAATACCTAAATCATTGGGAGCTGCTGGATTGGCATTAACAAAAGGTATTGCTGGGTTATTGTTAGGTCCGAAATTATTAGAATCACTGCAAAAAGCATTTGAAGAGGAAAATGTTACTGCAGGAGTTGGCACGTTTATTGATGAATTCTTTAATGATGATATGTTGAATAATTTAGGTAAAGGTGCTTTACTCGGTTTTATGACAATGGGAGGCATACGTGGAATAGTTCCTGGATTAATGATAGGCGGTGCTATGACAACATTGCACGCTATATTTGGAAAAGACGCCACTAGTAAAATATTAACAGGCACTCCTGATATGTTAAAAGAAACTTTTTTAATGGCAGGATTGGGGGCATTAGTGGGCAGCAAATTTGGAATTCCAGGAATAATTCTAGGAGCAGCATTTGGCTCACTGTTAGGAGTCATTAATGCTAAAGATACTAAATTTAATGTAGCGTCAATAACTATGGCCGCATTAGGAGGTTTGGGAGGAGCGTTAGCGGGAATGAAAATTGGTATGCTCATAGGTTCTGTAGGAACACCTGTAGGCATGATGGCAGGAGGTATGTTAGGGGTAACAATTGGACTGGCAGTAGCTTCTGTTATATCTTCAGATCAACTAAGCGCATCAGAAGAAGCGACTAAAAAGTTTTCAAAAGCAGCATTAGCAAAATCCGAATTGTTGAAAAAATATAATGGAGATGTGTCAAAAATGAGTCCAGAAGATTTGAAACTTCTGGAACAATATGATAATGAATTAAATTTTGCAACAAAACAGTTTGAATCTGAAGGTATTACACCAGAAAATATTTCATCATCTATCAGTTTATTAGAAACTGAAGATGAAAATGCTAGATTAATTGGTTCAAGAACTGCGGATGAATCGTATTATGATACTTTAGCTAATCAAATATTATCAAAATCAGAAAATGAAAAATATTCAAAATTAAGTGATGTTCTTGATGTAGATCCTGAGAATTCAACGGCAATCACTAAAGTCGCAATGAAAGATTCAATGGGCAACATACAACCTGCTGGTGTGCCTTTGAGTAAAATAAATGATCAATTTGATACAAAATTATTTACTGCTCTCAGAAGAATTTCAGCGCAAGATGATAGTGTAATTGGACTAGATGATTTTGATGAAGAAGATAGACAAATGATTGAAGTCCAGAAAAAAATTATACAAAGAGATGTTAAAAATATAAAAAATAACTTCAGCAATTCAGATCAAATTGATAATTCAAATAACGTTAAAGAGCAAGTGGTTGAAGAAAATCAAACTACACTGCTTGACAATAATCAAAGCAACAATCAATTTTCAAGTAAAACTGAAAACAACACTGAAAATAATAACCAAAATAACAATCAGCGCACACAAACATCAAATGATCAATCTACAAGTTATACCAGTCAAGACACAAAATCATTGAATGAACAAGCCGCAGAGAGATTAAATGCCGTGTATAATTTGCATACACAACAATTGAAAGAAAATATTCAAAAATTTAATCAAATCAATAATTTAAATATTAAAAATTTTGGAGAAATATTCGAATATGATGATGAAAAGAAAACTCTTGTTTTATCAAAAGATATAGATTATACATTCAAAAAAAATCAATTTGGTAAAGAAATATCAGAAAATAGACAGTTGAAAAAAGGTAGTCCAATTAGGAATATGGTAGGATTGAGAGATGAAAACTCAATTGTTCAAAATTATATTCACTTAGCTAAAAATAGAATGCAATTATCACAATTTTTGCCAGGAACTGCCGAAAAAAATTCAATTCCTGATGTAATAAATAATCAAATTTTAAAAGTTCCAGAATTTAAAACGGGTGCAGTATTTACAAAACCTCAGTTATTTATAGCGGGAGAATCACCAAAAAATAATCCAGAATTTTTATTTAATAGACAACAAATGGAAAATTTAGGACATATTTTTTCCATGCAAAATGAAAACGAAAAAATGAAAAGTAATTTAACTATTGGGGCACCTATAATTGCCCCTGGAAATAATTCAAATTATATTGACAATAAAAGAATTTCGGTTCAAGAGTATAACATCACTGAGATACCTCCTGAACCGAATTCATCCGTATCTTTTAAAGATATTCTCTCATATTAATCATCTTCTGCCAACTTTGCAAAATATGACATGTCCTCATCATCGTCATCCGTTCCAATATTTGCATATGCAGGCATAGGTTTACGTTCCTGCTGCATCTCTTCTTCTGCAGTAGGACGTTTATTCATTGCTTGCACAACCGGCTCTTCAATTCTTGGTTTATCCAAAGCAAGGACTAAATCCAATCTCTCCTTTAGTTCGTCATAGGTTTTAAAATTATCATCAGCAATAAACTCTGACAAAGGATATTGAGAATTCCAAACGGCTTCAAGTTCTTCATCAGTTTCCAGTAATTGTCCCGGAGAATCAAATTCAGACTTATCATAATTTTGATATCCTTCGACCTTTCGAATTTTCAATTTAAAACTAGCGCCTTCCCATAAATCAAAAGGATTTACAGGTGTTTCATCTTCAAATTCGGGGTTCATTAGATCATTGATCTTATCAAAAATCTTTTTTCCGAATTTGTAAAGAAATACTTTACCTTCATTTTGTGGATTTTTAGGATCAGAAATAACATAAATGTTACTGATATATGTCAAACGGCGCTTTTGTTTTCTTGCCACTTCTTTATTAGCCTCAATGCCAGAATTCCACAATTGTGTGTTATATTCTGATACTGGATCTTTTTTTCCAAGAGTGGTCAAAGAATTTTCAATATACCATAATCCTGTTGGACCTTGAAAACCATGATTAAAAACTCTGGCCCAAGGAATATCTTCACCTTGCACCGGAGGTAAAAATCTAATAACAGCATAACCGTTACCGGATTTATCTACTTCTGGTTTCCAAAATCTATCATCAATGTAACTCTTTCCTTCGGAAGGTGTGTCAATTTTTTCGATTTCTTTGTTTAGTTGCTTTAAAAAAGAATTGCGGTTTTTCTTGAGTTCGGATAGTGAAGTCATCTTGTTCCTTTCGTATTTCGAAATATTACGTTGTATAATGTTTTAATTTGTCTCGTAAAATTTTACGAAACTTCGTCTTATCCACCTCCAAAAATGGAGTGTACTTCAAAATTTTATTTCTAAATTGAGGCCAAACAAATTTTTCTGTAATTTGTTTATCCCAATCAGGTATAAAATTAAGAATCAAATTTAGTATAGAAAATGTTTCCATACTAATATATTTAGCAATCGTTAATCTCATCAATAAAGGATGATGTCCTTTATCGACTTTGAACCATTGTTCAAAATCACCTTCTTCTAAAATTTTGTCAATTTCATTTCCGAAAACATAGCCCATGCTCTGTACTCGTTTATTCCAATTAGCATAACACACTTCCGCTTGAGTGTCAAGAGCATCGCCAATCCACATATTTTCATCGTTAACAAAATTTGCCACAAAAAATTTTATAATCTCATCATCTTTAAAATTTTTAGCAAGTTTAACAAAAAAGAAATGATCTTTACGTTTTTTAAAAGTTTCATAAGATACTTTTCTTTTCCTATGTTTAAAATAATCAAATTTTTCAGCATGAAAGTGTGTCTTGATTGCTACATATTCCTTATAACAATCAAAAGGATCCATTTTTATCATAATCCAGGTATTGTAGCTGTTTTTGGTAAAAAATGCAAATCAATTGCTTCTTCCCTAACTTTTTGTTTTAATACACCTTGTATTAATTTACTAGCAGTTTCAGGTTCTAATTTATTTTCTTCACAATAATAAGTTATTGCTTCAATGTATGTCATTTTAGTTGTCGAAACTAAATTTTCAATTATAGTTGTAAACTCTTGAGGTTTTAGCGTTTTTATCAAGACAGCTCCTTCACTTCATCACATATTCCATATTTTAATGCCTCGTTTGAAGACAACCAGACATCATGCGGAGGTAATAAAAATTTACGTATATCATCATCCTCAATGCCTGTACACTTTCTATAATGATTTAACATTCTTTCAGTGGTTAAATCATATTCTTTTTGCACAGCAAAAAGTTCGTGTTCTTTTCCAAATGAGCCCCAAGAATATTGATGTGATAAAATACTTGTATTTGGTGTCAATAAACGTTTTCCTTTCTTCCCTGCCATAAAAACAGAAAGTGCGGCACTCCCAATAATACCAAGACCGACAGTATGAATAGGTATGGAAGACCCTCTCATAACATCAATCAAAGCAAAACCAGCCGTCATATCTCCTCCGTGAGAATTTATGCATAATGTTAAAAATTCTGGTCTTGATGATTTTTTCATATTATTCTGTAATATCCATTCAATTGCGGATAAGACCGAACCGCTATAAATATCATCAAATAAAAAATAATAACCTTTATTCTCCAAAGATGCGCCATCATCTTCAACATTTTCTGATGGTGCATTGGCTATAAATTTTTCAGCAACTAAAGTTGCAAATTCGGGGGTAACCAATGCCTCAGCAATTTTTTCTTCATTCATTATTCCTCATTTCGATTATATTTTCAATTGCCTGGAAAACAGTTTCAGGTGTTATTAATTTAGTACATTCAAACATTCTATCAGTTCCTTTCTGATCTGGACACCAAATCCAATCTCCTGGATCAAATTTGTGTCTATTATAACAACTATTGCAAGTTTTATCATTAAATATTCTAATGCATTTTGAGGAAAATTCTGACGAAGGATTACTAAATCCTGAAATTAATATGACATGTTTATTTAAAGACCATGCCACCCAAGATAAACCAGATCCTAATCCTATAAAAAATTCTGCATCATTAATTGTTGCGATAGTCTCATTCAAAGTTCTTCCATGTCTAGGTATAGCATTGCTTGGACTAAAATTGAAATGATTACCCTGTCCAAAAGAACCGTGTTTATCTACACATACAACATCATACCCTTTTTCCTTTAAAAAGTCAACTACTTTTTCCCATGCTCCAGGATTATTCCAATATTTTGCCTGTGCGGTTGATTGTGTACCTATTACAACATAAGGTTTTTTCAGTTCGGTCTCTTTTTCGAAGACCGTTATTTTTGAAGGTTTTTCTTCCCATTCGGATAAACCTAATATACTAGCACACAATTTTTGTAAAGACACTTCTTTACAATCAACAGGAGATAAATCACATTTCTCAAAAAATCCAATTCTATAGGAATGATCAAAATCATCAAATCCCGAATTTGGGTTTTCAAATTTAATTTCTGGATATTCGTTTTCAAATAATTCATTGAAAAATGTACTACAAATAACTTTACACCCATGTTTTTTTCTAAATTCTTCAACTGGTTGCATCCATGCCAAATTATCGCCCAATGCCGATGAATCTAGCCAAATGAATACTTTTTTATCTTTTAAATCCATCTTATATTCATGAACCAACTCATTTGTTTTAGAATCATAAACTTCAATTTTCCATGGAATAAAATATGATAAAGTTGATGCGGCCCAACAATTATTTGCTATGGTAACCTGATAATGCACAAAATCTGTTGTACTATCTCTAAAAACAACATTAAATTCTTTATTGACATTTCCTTTTATATTGATATATGGATTAGGTTTTACTGTAATATTGAAAAAAGTGCGATCAAAACTTTCCGAATTTAAATTTTTCAAATCATTACTATATGTGTAAATTAATCTATCTTTCATCTCTAAAGGAACATTAGATTTCAAATCTTTTGCTAAGTAGTAGTATTTTTCCAATTCTAGAAAAATATTATCCCAATCTCGTTCGATTGCATAATTTCTGGCAAGTTTTGAATTCAGATCTAAATCTTGTAAATGGGTTTTTATTCCATTTACTATATCATCTACATCCCTTGTGCATTGATAAAAACCAGGCACTTCCATTTGATCTTGTAAAGTTCCTACAACAGGTAGTCCACACGCCATTCCTTCTAATACGCCTAAACATGGTTGACCCGTTTCCATAGAAGCCGGATGTATTATAATATCCTGACCTGCCAAAATATTTCTAAGATCTTTTTTAAGAACGTTGCCTAATAAATTAATTTCTATATCATTTTTACACTGGTCATAAATATCGTAAAAGACTTTATTGTAATCTTGGTGTATAGAATCTGCACCAATTATCGTTATTGGAAATCCTAATTTATGAGCGGCTAAAATTGCTAAATGAAATCCTTTTCTATCATCTCCGCCTCCAACACAAACTAATCTATTTCCTCTTGTTTTATTAATATCAGGATAGTAAAAATTAGTATCTACACCATGGTGTAAATGTTTTAACTTATCTTTAGCATCGAAAAAATTTATAAAATTATTAATAGGCGTTAAACTCAAAACTGAATTATCAATGGTCGATTTTATTTGATTATAAGAAAAACTATATTTTGCTTGAAGACCCACCCAAGCATCATGAACCGTATGAATGAAAGGAACAAATTTATTTTTTAACGTGTCATTGAAATTGGCCATATGATTGTGAAAAATATCAGTTTTTTCAAGATCTGTTTGATTTATTTGATCTAACCACATCAATTTCACATCATGGCCTCTTCTTTTTGCGGCATTTATATATTGTCCAACTACTTCTTCAACACCACCATATCCTTTTGGAGGAATTTCAATGCCACATCCTGGATGTATTTGAACAATATTTAATTTTTGAAAATTTGATATTTGATTTATCGGTTTTACTTCACTTTTTACTTTTTGAACTATTTTAGGTTCATGTATGATTTCAATTTTTTTATCATTTTGTATTTTTGATCGTGTTACCATAAAAAATCTATTATCTTGACAGAACCATCTAAACTGATAACCTTCTTTGCTCATAACATCGACAATATTGTCAATAACATTGTAATTAGTTCTATTATTTCTCATCAAATGAGTATTATTACAAAATATCACAATCTCACAAGAAATTTTATTTTGATTCTCGATTTTTTGTACGATGTTTTGTATGTCATGTTCTGTATCGTCTAAAGAAACTTTTACATAAAAATAATTTATATTTTCAAATAAATCAAAGTTTACAATGTGATCAAAAAATAATTTTTGAAGTTTATCTTTTTTTACCATATCGTAATTAAAATTACAAAAACAAATGTTTTGTGCATTTTTTTCATGATTTAAAAATGATGTATATGTTGATTCTGCCGCATCATAAATTTCATCGAAATATTTAATATTTCTAGGATATTCTAAAATAAAGTTTTCTCTTCTTTTTTTAGCATCAATCGCCAATTGGGCTTCACCTCTTGTATTCCAATTCCTGTGATTTTCAGAATCTTCATGATCTCTCGCTAAATAAGTCGTTCTAGGTATTGTGATCCATTTTCCTCTTTCTTCCATCATCAATAACCACTGTCCATCATTAGAGGAACAGGCATCACCATCTTTATGCACTGGAAATTTTAGTCCCGGCAAATTTCTGAAAATTCTAAGATAACCGAAAATATTAGTTCGATGAGGCCAAAGTTTTTCAAATCCTTCCAAAAAAGAATCATTATCCGTGGTCATATAAACATTATCTCTAAAATTATCAAGATATTTTTTTTCAGAACTTGTAGGAAAAAAGTCATTATATTTGTTTGCATTAAAATGCATCAATACACTTTCTGGAAATAAATTAAAATAATAATTTATTTTTTTAAGAGTATTTGGTAATAAAAAATCATCAGAATCAATATGACAAACTACATCACCAGTTGCATGGATTTGAGGATTCCACCAAATTTGTTTTTTATATTCCGGTTTAATAATTTTAATTCTTTGATCATTTTTAGAAATTTTATTAATTATATTTAAAGTACCATCGGTCGAAAAATCATCAGAAATCAACCACTCCCAATTTTCGTACTCCTGTGAGAAAATAGATTCAGCAGTTTCTTCTAAATATTTTTCAGCATTATAGCAAGAAGTAATCAAAGATAATTTCAATTCATCGTACATTAATCACCTTTAAAATAAATTGTTGTTGTTTGTTTAATATATTGGTACAATTTTTCATCATTTAAGTCAAATGTTTTAATTAATTCATCATTCATGAAAACTTTAATAATTTTACCTTTTTCAAATTTAGCCAAATTAAAACAACCTTTGTAAAAAAAAGAATCGGAGATAATATTGTCATCGACTACAATTTTCATATTCATATCAATAAAATGATTTAAATGAAACACATAATCGTATTGTTCATTTCCAATATAAAGCGCTATCCAAGGTTTAGTTTCCTCTATATGCATTCGATCTTGTTCAAATTGTATTTTATCAAGATTTGGAACAAAATCTATTAATTCAACATTTGTATTTTTATTTTCATTAAATTTTGTTAAATTCAAAATGTATGCAAAAAATTCTTCGCCTGGTCCAAACCCATGTCTCAATGTTATTTCTTTCTGTAATTCCAAGTCTAAATATTGGGAAAAACAATTAAACATATAATCAACATTACCTGACATTAAGCGTGTTGTGACTTGCATTTTTCCATGTGTTTCTATATCATTTTCAGTAGACCAATGATAAAAAACACCATCCAATTTTTTAGATAATATTTTGCTTTCATTGAGTATTAATTCGTGCGGACTGTGTATCAATCCATCATAATCCATAATATGAATTACCTTTTTTCTCAAAATTTTAGCATAATTAATTCCTAATAACAATAATCTAAAAACAGCAAAAGTTGTATTATGGCCATGAAATTGTTGCGTTGATAAGTCAAAACCATCAGTGAAATATGTTATGTAACCTAAAAATTTAGGATCAGTTAAAACTATATTATCTTTATCATAGACATAATAATCGACCTTTTCCTGTATTTGCTTCGAGGCAGGTGTATGAGTTGTTAATATTATTTCATATCCGAAAAATTTGACATTATTAATCAATTCTAGACAACATTTTATTCTATCAGGAGTTGATAAATGTGCGTGTATTAAAACAATAGCGTCAGAGGACATAAGTGACATCACCTTCTTTTAGCAAGGTAGTCCCATCCTTATAAGATTTATCAAGATATGAATCACCTGAACATTGTATAGAATATGGATTTTTTGTTATTCCCCCAACCAACTCATTTAAAATATTATTATTTAACCACAAATCATAAGTGTCCCATTTAGTTTCTTCAAATTTATTCAAAAAATAATCTCTAGATGTTGATGGAACCAAGTAACAATGAGCTTCAGACATTCTGTCCGTAGTATCAAAGTATATATTTTTATGATTATAGTGCCATTCAACTATTCTTTTACCGAAATTCATATATCTCAAATCATAATATTTCAAATCATCGAATCTATCAATAATTTCCTTATACACTTCAGTAATAGGTTTAATAAAAATAGCATCGCATTCACAAAATAAAACTCCATCTACATCATCTTTTAGATGTTCTTGCATTGCAATTCTATGCGCCAGGTAATTTCCATAATGTGCAGGTGTTAATTTATAATGTCCGGGTTCCATTTGAACATCATCAGGTCTTGCACAACTCTCTATAGGAGGCATTTGATTGTATTTACCATTTATCATTTGAACATATTCCCAACCAGCATAATCAACCAGTTCTTTCAAATGTCTAATAGATTCTTTTTCTCTGCTACCATTTACATCAACTAACATATGTACAACTTTCAATTTAGGAATTCTCCAAGCCCACAAATTTCCCAAACCTCCATCAACTATAGCGTCATCTTTTTTCACTTCATAACCTAATTTTTCTAATCTGGTTATTAATTCATTTGATCTTTTAATTCTCGCCTCGACTGAATTATCATTATTAAAAAAATCATGAACTTCCATAGTTATTTTTCTAATTTTATACTTTAACAAATCATCGGATATTTGAGGAAAAATATTCCATTCAGCGCCTTCACAATCCAATTTTAAAACATCCACTCTCTCTAAATTATTATTATTCATGAATGTGTCAAAAGTCATAGTTCTAACAGTTTCAATTTTTTTCTTACCCAATGTTGTTGGATTACTTTCATCAGTATTAAAACTATCATAAAAAGAATTTACTGATGATGATCCTAAAACTTTAAATTCTGCCGTTCCGTTTTGATCAGATAAGGCAAAATTAAATTTTTTAACTTGTTCATAACCTTTTAAATTTTTACACAAAATGTCAAAAGTTTCTTTTGCAGGTTCAAATGTAAAAATGTTTTTAGCACCTTTATCTAAAGCATATAAATCAAATAATCCATAATGTCCACCGACATCCACAACAGTGTCCCCTTCTTGAATTTTTACATCTTTATAACATTCTTGATAAAAAACCTCATACGCTGTAAACCAAGATGCTGGATCATCACATATACCTTCAATATTTTTAACAATACCTTTAACTGTTATATCCTTGACTTGGTTTGAAAAATTAAACGTTTTTTGATATATTAAATGATGATCATTCATTAAACTTTCAGAAGATAGTGTAGAAAAATAATCTTTGGGAGCATCATATATTCTAACATCTATACCACCTAATAAATCTGGAGAACAATTGGGTTGAGTCCAAAGATCGGGTCCAAACACATTTGTTCGATAGACTAATAAATTTGTTTTGGTATCGAATAAACATAACAATTTATTTTCCAATAAAGAAAATACCTCACCAGTATGAACAGATATTTTAGATCCTTCCGTCAAATTGCACTTTATTGGACCATCATCAATATTCAATTTTCTTAATATTTTTAATCTATTAATTTCGAAATTTTCTTTCGTCAAATAAGTCACCTTATCATCTAATTTGTTTTGATAAGAATCTAATTTATAAATTAAGGTTGGCATATTCCAACTCAATGCTTCTTTAATCGATAATGGATTAGTTTCTTTATCGTGAGTATTTCCTTGAGATGTGAATAAAAATAGATCCATACACGAATAAAAATTATCAACATCCGATCTTTCACCCCAAATTTTACAATTTTCAGGTAAATCATTGATCAAGGGCTCCCAATAAGATTGAAAATTTGGCGCCATGTTGCCAACAAAATGAAATTCTATAGGGTAATCAATTAAAGATTTTGCATATTCAATAATTTCTGATTGATTTTTTCGTGGCGTAAACAATCCAACATTCAATACATGATGTTTTTTTGGATCTAAGTTCAAAAATTTTAATCCGTCATTTCTATTTTTTTCATCTTTTAAGACATTTGGATATTCAATAACACTACAAGGAACACCTAAATTTCTGAATAATGAAGCTTGATTATCACTGCAAAATAAAAATTTATCAGGCAAAAATCTTTTATTGGAGGGGTCGAATGAGGAATCATGTGATGTTTCATAAATTAAATAATTTCTATCGGAATTATAAATTTTTTTTGTTATATCATCATTCATAAAAAATTCTGGCATCTCTTCAAAATGAATAATATTAGGTTTTATTTCATCTATATATTTAAAAATATTTTCTTTTTCTTCTCCTAAAGTATAAACAGAATTATTTAAAAGATCTATTATTTTATTTTTTTGTACTCTATAGATTCCATAGTCATTATATTCAATAACATAAATAGTATAAAAATCTTTTAACAATTCAATTTTTTTGAGAAGATATTGTGGAGCTCCTCCAGTGGATAAATGAGGAGTAATGTATAAAATTTTATTCATATTCTACATCCTATATATAATAAAGTATTATAAAAATTATATATCATTTTTCAACTTATGTCAACAATGATAAGCAATGGCAAATAAAAACAGACCATTAATATGGAATTCAACACTCAAGGGTCTTAAAGAGTTAACCGACAGACAATTAGAGACATTGGTATATTTAGTGCAGGCAAAATATGCTGAAAAACTTAAAAATACATCAACAGCATATCATGGACAAGTCGTGTTGTCCAGCACTTCACCGGGAGCAGGATGGTCCAACTTTGGCATAGCGGAAGACCATAGACGAAAAGCTGTAACCTATGGTTACGTATTAGATGATAATACACCCGATACTTTTGGTACAGGAGGTTTAGATTTAATGAACTTCACAGGAGATACCGCAACAACTCAATATGAACCTAGAGTCAAGTTTAATTATCACCAACTTTCAAAAGAACTAAGTACACCTTCTCAGCAAACAGCAAATGCAGATGGATATACACATTTCACAACAAATATGAGCCCTGCAGGATTAATACCGGCGGGAAATGACATGGATACAGTTATAAATGCAATTACAAAAGAAGTTTGTAAAGAAATGAAAACAGGAAATGGTATAGGAACTTATTACGTAGGTCTAGACACTGATACAACACCAGGAACTTTCAAAGGCACTTTTGAAAAAATTGGAGATTTTTTTCAAGATACATATTCATCATTTGCAAATCCAACAGTAACAAATTTAGGATCATCTGGTCAAAATTTTGGTTCTGCAGTCACAGGAGGAGCGTTACCTACTGGAACGGAAACCTTAGGTAATAAATATTCATTGTTTATAAAAACAGGTTTAGGTGATGATTTCAATTTAAATACAACAGATAGACTATTTGATAATGTCGCAAAAATAAATGGCACTGAAATAAATTTAATGGAATTTGATACCGCAGTAAATAATGATGCTACAATGCTCAGTAGATACGCTGGATTAGATGACATGATTGATAAAATTATTTTACCAGCATTAACAAATGATTCTACTCCGACATATGCCATTCAAAAAGACAGTAAACCATCATCTAAAATCTTTAGAGGATATTTTGAAGATTCTTATCTATCAGATTCTAATACTTTTGATTTCAGACTGACAGCAGGAACTACATATGTTTATCAACAATTGGATATACCTACTGGATCAAATTTCAGTATTAAAGCGCTTTATTTGAAAATAGCTAATTAAGGAAATAAAATGAATGAAGAATTAAATTCAGAAGAATCTTCAGAAGAACAAGGTATATTTACAAATTCTTCGATAATCGAAAATGATGTCATTGAAGAAACCACATCTGAATCTGAAACTGATAATGTCGTTGAAGAAACCACATCTGAATCTGAAACTGATAATGTCGTTGAAGAAGATGAAATAAAAGAGAAAATTTTATATGCACACTATACGAACGAAACTAAATCTGTCATAAGAATGTACTATATTGATCCAGAGGATGGAATGCAAAAAACTGGGGTTTGGTCAAATCAAAAAATAATTCCAATCATAAATAGACTATACGAAACATACACTGAAGAAGATTTGACAAGAAATTACTATTTCATGTTGAAAAAAGAGTATGAATTAAGTGAATCATTAGAAGAATATGTAGAGTTTAAAAAATCTGGTGGTGTATACGCAACATCTCTAGCAAAATTAAAATCATTAACTTTAGAAGATTTATTTAAATTGAAACTGGAAATATTTGAAGAAGAAATTGTTCAAAATTCAGAAAACATTGAACTGAGATCTTTAATGAGAAAATCTAATGACATTATTGAATTATTACACCATTACTATGTCTTATTAGAAGAAGAAAAAAATAAAACTTTAGAAATCGTAGAGGAATAAAATCATATGGCAGTCCGAAAACCTGTATATTTTGATCAAGCATTAAAATCTTTCAAAGAATTATCCGATGATCAATTAGAAATTTTGAGTTACACTGTGAGAAAAAAATATGCCAGTCTACTTGCAACTAATTCATCTACTATAGGAGGCGCCATATCAGCAGGCGCATCAGCGAGTAATTATAGTTCAGTAGGCACCATATATGACACAATCACTAACACAACTACAAGAACACAGACCGATAACACATCACCTCCACCAGGTGCGGACAACACTTTTCCCAGTACATTATCATCTTCGGCACACGTAGAAACTCAAACATCATATAGTTATAGGCAATATATACCATCCAATACCATCACAAACTCGACATTCAATACTTACAGTTATTTGGTATGGAATAACACAATAAAAGGTTTGCAATTTGAAAAATCTACAGCAAATTTTTTTGATACGATAATATCAGATTGTGTCAATCAAATTCATACCGGAGACAGAGTTGGTTCTCAATATTTTGCATTATCTACACCAACAAATGGAACTTGGGCTGATTTGGGTTTAGTTTATCGAGACACTACTTATTACAATACGACAGTAAATTTCAACAGATATGTAAAAACAGCAGATAGCAACGAATCAAATGTATTAAACAATCCTTCGGTATACAAGTTTTTATCTAGATACAATGGAATTGTAAATAACAATCCAAAATTAACTGAAATACCAATTAATGATGTTACGAATAATTTAATCACTGATATTTTAGTTAAAATGCTGGAAATTAGACATCCAAAATATACTCTAACAAGAATTGGTGCGACTAATAGCACAACTGCAGCGACTACAACAATATCATCCTATAGTGGGACAAATCATGGATTTTTATATGAAAGATTTGTTTTATCAGGATATACCCTTTCTTCAGTAAGTGGTCCTTCAGGAGGAGTATACACTGGAAGTTATGTTCCGGATAATAATAGTTATAGATATAATGTATGGGCACTTGTTCCAAATGGAAATAACACAACTTTACTATGAGAGGTGATCATGGAAATAGATATTGAAAATATTGAAATTATTGATGCTGTACATCCTGATATTTCAGAAAAAAAATTAGTATTGGTAGAATATCTTGATATTGCCGGGTTGACAAAAAGCGTGGCTATTAGTATTGATGACGGCACAGATATATCAAAAAAAGTATTGGAAAAATTTTCAGAAGATGATATTGTAAAAAATACCAAAATATTATACGATGAAAACAAAAAGAAAGCAGAAGATTTTCTGCAGTATTTAGAATGGAGAGATTCAGGAAAAATATCTGCTAATGATATTAAAGAAGTTGAAGTAGAAAAAGAAATGTCACTAGAATTATTGGAAAATACGTCTGTTGAAGATTTATTTAAGATAAAACTCAATATATTTGATTTGGAAGAGTTTCAAGAATTTGAAGACCGAGATTTAAGGTCAAAAATTAGAAAATCAAAAACATTACCAGAACTAATGCATCATTACTATGATTTTCTAGTTAGACAAGATTCGTAATCATGATCATACTTTAGTATGATATCTAAATTAAACCTAGTATTCATGAAATGTACCATTTTAATTTGATCGTTAAATTCTCCTGCCAAATAAGCCCAACCAGAAGGATGTTTACAGTTTAAATCTAAATATTCTTCAAAATATTTAGGTTCATCATAAGTTGAATCGTATCTAAAAAACCAACTATCTGGTAAAAATTTTAATTTTAGTTTTTTGCGCACCATTGTTTCTACAAAAAACTGCTCTCCATTAACTTTACCAGTTGTTATTTTATTTTCTAAAAAATAATTCATCCAAAAATTTGGTTTAGACATAAATTCATCGTAAATGTATTTACAATCTTTAGGATAATATTTTTGAAATCCCCCATTTAATTTATAATTACCCTTATCAGTATCTTTCCACCAAGAATTAGCAGATAAAAATTCACCTCTTTCGATAGGATATTCTATCGCTTCCATATAGTCATTGATGAATAACATATCAATATCAATTACTAAAACCGGTTCATCAATATTCAAATTCATTATTCTCAATTTATTCCACTGAAGAATCATTCCATCAATCTCATCTCTAATCCATGTAACTTCACCTAATTTATGATTAATGTATTTTTCTACATCTTCTCCGTACTTATCGCCTATTCTAACAGCAAATATTTTTGTGCCCATTCGCAACTTCTCATACTTTCAAAAGACTGGTTAAATAAACAAACAGGATAATTTAATTCTTTTCTATCAAACATCCAAGACCAGCAAACTTTATCGTATGTTTGATAATCAATCTCTCTGTAAATAAACTCATCTATGCCTCTCCAATATTTCACCCTACTATAATCCTCATCCTGATAAAATTTATCGTAAATGTGTGACAAATCTCCTACCCACGATATAATTGAAGAATTTAAAGGAGTATGCGCAGGCTGTCTCCACCACGCCTTAATTACTGTAAAATTCTTACGTAGTAAGGTTTTTATATTGGATCTGATGACTACATCTAAATCAAAAAAAATATATTGTTTATTTTCTTTAAATCTTTTAAAAATTTTTAATTTATCGTAAACAGAACCTTCTCCATCTGTTATTCCCGAAATCTCATAATCAATATCATCACAATTTTTTTTTATCATATGATTTAGATTATCCACCCACCATTGATCATATTTGTTTCCTGTACAAACATATATTATTGTTACCATTGGCCTATAACCATAAATCTAGTGTAATTATTCATTTTCATTTTACCTGAATATAAAACTTTTTTAATTTGGTTTTTTTGAATCAATTCTTCTGCTGAATGAACGCAATTAACATGCTCTGGTAAATTAAAATAATTATTTGATTGTAAAACTAATATAGGCTTGAAAGGATAATCTTTATAAAATTTTTTCATAACAACTACATCTCGCATGTGTTCTGAAGAAGTATTAATAATTAAATGTCTTCTTCTGATTTCTTCTCTATCAAAATAATCATCAAATACAGATATTTTATAGTTATAATTAAAAAAATTAGTGTATTGTGCAAATATTTTTTTGCAAGTTTCATCTAGTTCAAAAAAATCTATTTGATCGATTTTAAATGCAAAATTCAACATTTCGATCAAAGGAAAACCAAACCACCCTCCAATAATTTCTATTTTAATTGGTACCACAAAATTGCATGTTTTTTCTAATTGTCTAATCATCCAAATTTTAGATTCATGTTGACCTTCGGACACGGAATCAATATAACTATTCAAATAATTTGGATGATTATTTAATATAAACGATTGAGCTCTAAAATATGGAGAATTTACATATCTATCAAATTCCAAATTCATCATAAATTATCACCCACAACCATAAAATAATTTAAATTTTTTTGATCATATTCACGAATCACGGACCATGTCTCTTGGTGTTCAACATTTTTTATGTTGTTTTGACTAATCAAGTCTTCACAAGAATTTATTGGATTAGGAATGTATAATTTATCATCATCATTACCAATTAAAATAAAATTTCCATTATATATTTTACCTACAGGAAATGTATATTCACAATATCTATGAATAAAATTACCTTTTAAATTTAAATCATCAAATATGACATCTTTTCTATAACTTTTTTCTGTCAATTTCATGTTTGAATCATGAACTATTTCATCAAAATCAAAAAAATTAAAATTATTGACATTTAAAAAAATTTTTTTAATTAAATATAAATCTAAATCACAAAACCAACTGCATAAAACATTGTAATCCTGATTATTATCTTCATGATTGCAAAAAATATAATTGTATATTTTATTAATCAAATCCGCATGAGTTTTTCTATAATATCGTTTTCGAATATAATCATATTCCCCCATCAATCTTTTAGGACGTTCTATGTTTAGATAATCATAGTTTTTTCGTAGCTTGTCATATTCTATCATATTTCATCCACATATCATAAGCCCAATCAGTTGTTTCATGCAATTCTATTTGTGTCTCATTTTTCCTAGCCCATGCCTTATGTGATGTATTAAAGAGACAAATTTTATAATTTTCACGAAACTCAGTAGGTTTCAAATCATTAGGATATTCGGCACCAATGTTATAGTTATAAACTATTCCTTTATTCCAGAGATTAATTTGATCTTTTCGATAGCATTGATAAAATATATACTTATCGAATGATGGATAGGTAAAAAATGCTCTTTCTTTATTTTTTAATAAATTTTCATACATTTCAATACCAACATCATCTTGCCATGCAACAAATGAGGAATTTAACGGAGTCGTCATAAATGAATAATTTTTAACATGAGATAAAGGATCTCTCCAATAATTCATAATAAATCTCGGTTTATTATGATTCATTTCAATTAATTCTGTCAAATCATTTTGAATCAAAATATCAAGATCAAACCATGCCTTTTTGCCTGAAATATTTTTAAAATCATTAAAATAACACATTTTTTCAGATGTGAAAATTTTTGTTCTAGGAAATTCAGAGAAATCATCAGGAATTTTATGCACTTCTATATCTTTATATAAACCATAGGGATTGTCGGTCAAACAATGAAAATTAAACGAATTTTTATAGTTTATAATCAAGGAATTAAATAATCTGTTAACATATTCGGGACCATATTTATTGCCCCATTTTAAACAAAAAAAATTTGTCATGAATTGATCCCATCAATTACCATCGACCGATAACCATATAACGCTTATACAATGGCAAATCATATGATCCTGAGTAATATACTTGTTTGATTTCATTTTTCTCTATCAATTCAGCTTCGGATTCAACACAATTTATATGATCTTTAATTTCTTTATAATCATTCGATTGTATTACCAACATGGGGTATTCTGGATAATCCTTATAGTAACTTTTCATTTTTACAATATCCATCATATGTTCTGATGATGTGTTAATTATCATATTTCTACGTCTAAGATCTTTTCGTTGAAAATAATCATCAAACATAGATATTTTAAATTTAGGTTTAAAATTGTTTATATATTGTGCTAAAACTTTTTTACAGTTATTATCAATTTCATAAAAATCTATTTGTTTAATATCAATAAAAGAATCCAAAAATTCAATAAACGGATAACCAAACCAACCTCCGATTATTTCTATGTGTTGAAATTTTTGTATATTAATTTTTCTAAGTTCTTCAATGATCCATTTCTTAGATTCATATTGTCCTAAAGAAAGAGAATCATCAAAACTATCCAAATAATCATTTAAGTTATTATATACCCATTGTCTAGTCCAATAATATGGTGTATCTCTTTGACCATTTTCGCATTGCGAAATTTTCAACTTAAAATTTCCAATCTTTCTGTTTAAATTACCTATTTCAATATTGTGGTCTTGTATTTTTAATTTTAAATTAATATACTCATCAATATAACTCATTTCCATTGATCTCCGAATGCATCAAAACCTTTTCCGCATTTTTGTGCGCAAATCTCTGCCCTACCAAGTTCACAAGATGGTATAAACCAAGATTTCTCAATTCTTTTAAAAAAATCACCTTCAATAATGTCTCTTATAGGCGTTTCTAAAGCATTTATGTTTTTCAAATCATCTATAAATTTCCAAATCTGATCTTGACCTATTCTATGATATGTCTTATACAATCTACCCGCAGTCCAACAACATGGAAAAATTAATCCCTCAGCGGAAATATATATTTCTTTATTTTTTATTGATTTACATACTATGTCAGTTTGATCCAAGTAATTATTAAAACTTCCATATTTTTCAATCAAATCTTCATAAGCATTTACACTTTTATTTTGATATTCGATATTAGTAGGGGGTTTGATAACATTTCCTTTTTTTGTTTCTTTTTCATTAATTTTATTAAATGTTTGTACCCATCTACCCGATTTCTTTTTTACAAATTCTAGACCGAATAACTTTGCCATTCTTTCAGCATCTTCAACTTGATGCTCATTATGTTCAAATATTAAAAAAACCCATAAACCTCTACCTCCTGCTTGAGTAAAAGAATCCATCGAATTTTCAACTTTTTTCCAATCAACATTAACTCTATATAAATGATTCGTATCTTCCAAGCCATCAACAGAAAAGGTTACTCTACCATGTTTTCCCATTATTTTAGCAAGTTCTTTCCACCACTTTGAGTTTCTTGTTCCCCCATTAGTAGTCATGTGTAAATATAAATC